TGGCAGCAAGGGCAAAGATACCTACGATCACAGATGCCCGTAGCCACCCATCGCCGGGCGTGTGCGCAGCTTCCAGAAAAACGGCAGACAGCGCGCCAAGTATTGCCGTGTATAGGCTTATTCGCTTGCGGGTTGTTGTGGTCATGGTATCATTATCCAGTTAAATTGTTTTGCTAGCTTTTGAGCAGTCCCAGCCCTTGCCGTGCCAGTCTCTTCCTTGCGCTCCCCTCCTACCCACCAAAAGAACCGTATAAACTCTTTGGTAGGGGTGATGGGGGTTGTCTGCATGTATGTGTTAGCGTCTTGTTTCATTAGAATAGGGTTACTTGTTTGTTTATTTCCCTAAACCTTCTTTCCAGTTCATTAGATTCCATATTTCTAATCATCTGAGAAAAGTAACTTTCTTTAAGCTCTACGCCTATACCTTTTCTTCCTAGGCTTACCGGACTAAACACTTCTGATCCGATGCCAGCAAAGGGAGTAAAAACAACTTCACCCGGATTGCTGTACATCTCTACAATCCTGTCTATTACATCGAGTTGCAAGGGGTGTACGTGCTTTTCATCATCTTCGTCTTTACCCTCTTTAAATGGTAGGACATTATCAATCCTTACATCATCCCATACAGAAGAGGCATATCTTTGCCATATGTAATGAGAAAGTTTATTAGTCTTTGGATCATCCCAATTTTTGTACTTTTGATTAAGGTATTCCCATAGCTGATACTCGTTAAATGCCGTCCCGTTGGCATTGTTATAGGCTTGCAGGATGTTAGGTAAAATTGGGGTCTCTCCATGGTATGAGGTAAAGCCTTTTTCATGCGTTACAGGTACTTCGTTTTCCCCTTTTTTTGTAAAAATGAGGACATAGTCGGGCATAGCGGTAAAACATTTGGTAGAATCCTCTACTATAAATTTGTGCATAAGGCTTTGTACCATCGTCCTCATTCTTACCTTTAGTGGCTCTTTCCAAATCGTAATCCTGTTCCTGTAATGAAATCCGTATTTTTCGTGAAGTTTGATTATCTCATGAGGAAAATCCCATAGGTAGCAACGATTATCAAAAACATCGGTACAATGAACGGCATTTATTCTGCCTGGCTTTGTAACTCTTGACATTTCCTTTATGAGAAATTCATATTGATTAAGGAACTCTTCTTTAGATGAGCAGTTAGAAAAGTCTTTATAACTGGAGGAGTAGTTATATAGCCCTGCAAAGGGTGGTGAATATACAGAAAGGTCTACGGAATTGTCCGGCATCTTCCTTACTATATTCATGCAATCGTCATTATAGATTGCGTATCTTTCATTTACTATTTGTTTTTGCATTTTATATAAAATTTGGTAAGGTTATTTTTTTTAGTTCCTGATTATCTACTTTTGTGTATGACCTTGTATTATTGATAAGCATCTCAAACATTTCATTAGCCTTGTCTCTTTTTGCCATAAGAGAGTCCATTACTTTTGACTGACCGTCTGACAGTATAAGATCCACTAAAACCTCTCTTTTTTGGCCGAACCTCCAAAACCTTCTTATTGCTTGGTAATATTGTTCGTATGAGTAGGTAGGGAAATATGTGGTATGGTTGCAGTGCTGCCAGTTAAGCCCGAATGCCGTTATACTTGTTTTTGTAACAAGCTTTTTTATCTCACCCTTAGAAAAAGCTATTAGCATTTCTTCCTTTTTATCCATGCTCATGCTGCCCTTTATCTCAAAGGCATTGATGTCTATTTCCCTTATTAGCTTTGCCTCATCGTTTAGGTTTACCCAATAGACAGTAGTATCGTGGGGCTGAGCTTTACTTACAGCAGCTTCACACCTTTCTTTTATAGTGCCTCTTACCTGCGCCTTTATTTCATGGAAAGATTTGGCAGGAAGATTAAACAGACTTCCCTGCCCGTTTATGAAAAGCGTATTTTTGTTTTCTACTATTGTCTTTACTTCTTTAAGCTTTGGTAGTATATGCTTTTCGTCACTACAACCCAGGTCGGACGGTTTTCTCATGGAGATAGACCAAGATGCGACCCACGCCCAAAAGTCATTTACTGCATGGGGCTTTAAATACCATTTTTCACCTGCGTGTCGTGCATCTATGCTGTTGTTATTGTTCCTGAAGAAACGGCCTAGCATATCGGTATAACCCATGTATCCTAGCGCCTCTGAGCTTGTTCCTAGCTCTATGTAATCGTTTGGGGACGGGGTTGCTGTAAATAAAAACCTGTACTTAACTCTTTTTATAAAAGAGGTTATCCTAGATTTTATGGCTCCCTTAAAGTTCTTTAATATACTGGACTCATCAAGTATGACGGTATCGAAGTCGTTGCTATCAAAATAGTGCAGCCTTTCGTAGTTTGTTACGATTATCTTGCTATGCAACTTTCCGTCTTTTGAATAGGAAACGTCATCTATACCAAACTTTTCAGCTTCGTCAACAAACTGAAATGCCACGCTTAGAGGGGTTAGTATCAATACCCTTTTATTGGTTGCCTTTACGTAGTTTGTTGCAACTACAAGCTCTATGATAGTTTTACCTAGCCCGGTGTCGATAAGACCTGCACACCGTCCCTTCTTAATAGCGTATTCAGATACCTGCGACTGGTAGTCAAATAAAGTAGATGGAATATAGACAGGTTCTATTCCATGATTTATTGAGCTATGCCTTTTTGATTGTATAAATTCTTCGTAATTCATAATCTGTCATTTAGGGTGTAAAAAAGCGGGGGTAGCCAATCATTCAAAGCCGCCCCCGCCCGTCTTATTTATTCACAAGTGCAATAAACTATTTTATATAAACATTTGCAAAATTTTGTTAAAATTAGTTCAATTTTTGTAAAAACAGCTCTGCACTAGGGTAGAAAATGATTCGACCAGGGCGACTGGATTCAGACCAAAACTTGCGCGCAAAGCACTCATATACGCCCTTGTCCTCCTTGCTGAGTGCATCCATGACGGTCTTGCACATATTGTCAATGTCTGGCTTTTGGTCGTGTGGTGATCCTAGCTTCTCAGCCTTCTTTTTCTTACTCCATGACTTTGCCATAGGTAGGTAGAAGTCAACGTATAGGGCTTCAGTAAGCTCATAGCCTGTCAACCTGGCAACGGCCCGTAGCTGGTCGGCTAGATCTCTATACCTAACCACACACGCCCTCTTATCCCATTTGTCGCGCTGTGTCTGCCGGGGCTTTCCCATTGGGGTAACATCAATTTCGATTACCCCGCTTTCGTGCTTCGTGAATCTTGGCAGTTTTACCCCTTGCGTAGCTCTCCATTCCTGTACTGTCAGTCGCTTCGTCATAACAGCACCCTCCAAACGGTTGCGGGTGTACGGTGTGCCTTTGGGTTGCGTACGGCCCGGAAGCCAGCCGACTGTATCAGCTTGTTACGCTTTGCCCTAACGATGACAGCGCCCCACGCCCTCGCGCTTGGTGGGGCAGGGACTATTCCTTCGCTGGCAACCCTCATTTCTTCTGCCATAAATTCATTGTTGTTGACGATATACTTCAGTAGAAACTGATACGCCTTATCTGCCCACCCTGGGGTAGCTGTGTTGGCGCTAGTGATCGCTGTTCGTATCCCTGCATCTCGCAGCACTTCGGACTTGAATAAGCTTAGCTGTGTCATGTTGCATCTTTTTTAATTTAGGAATTGCTTTAGGTTGGGAGGTGTCCAGGACGGTGGCTTCATGATCTTTCCATCTTCTCTTTTTGCTGCGAAATATCCTAGCTTGTTGATAGCTTCCTCAAAAGTCCATCCGCCATATTTGCCGGTATCATCTGTGAGGGCTTCTTCGACTTCATCATCCGTCCATAGCTTCGCCATATTCGCCCGGTGTACTTCCGCGAAGGCTTTCTCAAATACTCCCTTTTCAAAATAGTTCTGAGCGAAATCGTAGACAGCCTCAGCCGCCTCGGTCAATCTCGCCTTGTAGGTAGATTCGTTCCCAAAGCAGAAGAAGAAGTCCAACTGATACATCGCCAGACCGAAGTTACCCAGGGGTGACACGCTGTACTTCTTCGAATCAATTTGGACTGAATGGTCTACTTCGAGGGCGTGACCCATAAGGACATACATCATGTCGCAGGCTCCGTCCAGTACTTCGACTTCGCGGCCCTCATTGACTGCCGCCAATGTCTCCATCCATTCCTCACGATTAAGGCGCTGTCGTAGGTCGTGGCGATCTTCCATTAGCTCTGCGAAAGATCCAGCAGGAACGTGACCAAAGGCTTCGTTAAATTCTCTGACTTTCTCTTGGTAGTTCATAGCTCAATAAATTGTTAGTTTCTTGCTCTGTCCATCAATCTTGCGCCTGAAGTAGTACAGCCCAGGCGGTAGCTCGATATACACCGGCTGACTGTCCTCATACAGTATCTTTCCATCCGGGGTAACTATCTGCCAAGGGGTTACAATATTCACTTTTACACCAGTACCTTCTCGATGTATATCCATCCCATGAAGGTGGTGTGTACCAACTAGATTCATGACATCTGAGTATGTAGAAAATTGCCCTGAGTATCCTAATTTAGTGCTGTAAAGGATGGTACTATCATTTCCTGGTATGGTATCACAGTTCCCAAAAACGACCCCTATATTTATCAATATGCTATCTGTAAAATTCGCATTAGTGATATTGAAAAGTATCATGCACCAGCCCGTAAGATAACTTACATTTGCAGGTTTACCCGTTATTCCTAACCAATCTAACTGGGGGCTGTTTCGCATCTCAGCGTAGTAAATACCATTGGCTTGGTATATTCTCTCAAAACCTCTATTGCAATCATGAAAATAGACATTAATGGGGATAGGCTGGTTATTACAGTCTGTAAAGTTTATGGTATAGTTCCAACATCGTAGCGAACTGTCCCCGCAATACCCCGCGCCAATTGTGTCTGTTGCAATAATGGGCGTAATCATTATCCCATTCGTGCCACTCTGCCAAGTTCCTGTACCTACCAAGGTGTTTACAATCAGTTCCGCGCAGGAGTCTGGGGGCGCTCCCCCATGACAACCAGCGTTTGCACAGTTCTTCGCTGTTGGGTTTACGGTGTTCGGGTTTTGCCCGTTGCTCCATCCCTGCAAGCTCGAAATGAGCAATACAAGGATAGAGACTGAAATCGCTGTTATTATTCTTTTTCGCATGGTTTTAGATTAAATCGTTTTATCAACTCTGCTAGCCCGTCAAAAGGGCAGATCGTCTTCATCACCTGCCGAATGTCCTACTGGCTGCGCTTTCTGTGGCGGTGCTGCCTGACCCTCACCTTCTGCCGGGTTGATTCGCCAAGCTTCCAGGCTGTTGAAGTACTTCGTTTCGCCCTGGGGGCTTGTCCAGCTACGACCGCGAAGGTTGAAGCTTACGTCTAGCATAGCCCCTTCTTGGTATCCGTCGATCAGCTCCACGCGATCCTGTACCAACTGGAAAAGGATAAATTGCGGGTACTCAGGGTTATCTGCAAATTCGATAACAAACTCGCGTTTGCGGAATGTTGCGGTTACCTGTTCCGTGTCTTTTTTTAGGTGAAGTTTTCCTACAATGTTCATAGTTTCAATATTTGATTGGTTAAAAATTATTTTCCGTATAGCAAGGCCGTTGCATCCAGCCCGTTGATTTCTTTTCTCTCTACTGACTCCATCCATGCCTCCCAGCCGGGAAGCACAGCGCGATCCTTGTTAGCATATCCCTTTGATGTCATGTAGTAGCTGGGGCGCTCTCGCCCGGTTTCTCGGTCGTACTTGCTTACGCGCTTGATATACTTCTGCTGGTGTAGGCGATTAACTACAACCCTTTTTAGCGGCCCTTCATCTACCTGGTAGATTACTTGCGCTTCAATTAGCGTTAGCGGGTTTTTGCGTGGCTCAGGCATAAGCTAATTCGTTAAGCATGATGGGCATTACCACTCCTAAGTTATCTGTAGCTCCTTCGCTTTCTGAGGGTAGAACAAGCGCGGCCCGGTTCGGAGCGGATAGCTCAATAACTACATCGCGGGTGTCTACCTTCGAAATGGTATCGTATAGGTTCTGAGCATTAAAGCCGATGGTGATGGGTGTACCATCATAGTCACAGTCTACCTTTTCAGTCGCCTGGTTGCTGAAGTCGGGATCTACGCATTCGAGGGTGATCGTCGAGCGTCCATCGCATACCAATTTCATTTGGTTGGTAGACTTATTGGCGAATATTTTTACTCGCTTCAGGGCGCTGAGAATATCGGCCTTGTTTACTGTCAGCTTCTTGTCGTTCTCCGTAGGAATTACCCCTTGATAGTTGGGGTATCGCTGGTCGACTAGCCTAGCGATCAAAAGCGTATCGTCAATCTGGAAATAGGCATTATTGATATCAGTAGCTACATACACAATCTGCTTGCCTACAATCTTATGAAGTATGCTTGCCGCCTTCACGGGTAGCAACATATCGACCGGATTCAGGTGATCGTTTGATACAGTGAACCTCTGTAATCGGTGTGCATCCGTTGCAACCAGCTCCATCTGACTACCATCCCCCACAAAGTACACTGAGGAAAGCGCTGGCTTGTCTTGATCGGGAGAGGCTGCATACAGAACCTTGTCAAGACCGTCTGAGATATTAATACCCGGAAGCCCCATCAGCTCATTGGGCACTTCTGGCAGTTCTGGGAAGTCCTTACCATCCTCGCAAGATAGTTTGTAGTTCCCTGTACTGGCATGCATGGTCATTTTATTCTCCACTACCTCAATGGTGATAGGCTGTTCTGGGAGGCTTCCCAAAATGTCAATCATTAGCTTTGCAGGAACGGCTATTGAAGCTATACCATTTCCCTCAATCTCCATTTTTGAACGCATGGAGATTTCCAGGTTGGTGGCAGTTACTTCTAGCTCATTGCCTTGCACATCAAAAAGAAAGTTTTCGATGATGGGCAGTACTGATCGGGCAGGAAGTGCCTCGCTGATCTTCTTTAAATTCTGGTGCAGTTGCCTGCTGTTTGTGATGAATTTCATAGTGTTATGATTTTACAATTTTTAAGATATTACTGGGGGTAGTTCCAAAAGCCTTCGCCATCTTCTTGGCGCTCGGCTCCCGCTTACTCCCTCCCTGGGTGTAGAAAGTGGCAGCGTTCCATGCTGCTCGGATTGTTTGCGGTGTTGGTTTCGTGTCTTTCATAGAGATTCTTTGGTTAGTTGTTTTTCTTCTATCGTGTCTATTAAAATTTCATTCTCAATCTGTCGGTGGATGGATAGCGTACACTCTGACAAATAATCCAGAAAGTCACAGTAGGACTTGAATCGCTTTTGCCTCTTCCCAAACGTCCGATACATAGCGGAAAAGGGCTTGTCGCTGTATCCGAAAGGGTAACTACCATCGACGGCCTTAAACTCTTTGTGTAGCGATGCCAGCGCCTCAAAAATGGCTAATTCATCCATTGATAGTACTACCTTTCTTGTATCGAGTAGCTTACTTACTAGCTGCCCATATATCTGAGATCCGCTGACACTCTCTAAAGTAACTTTCTCGCCTAATGCGATCCTTTGAAGCTCTGATAGGTAGTATCTGGTGATCGTATCGGCAATGCCGTTTTTCTGGCAGAAGGCGACAAACTCGACAATCTTACTCTCCCGATCCTTACCGTCATAAGTCTCTCCAAAAAGCATCGACTCATAATCTGAATGCTCAACAGCACAAGATATTTGACTGTCGCTGTCAGATCCATGTTCGAAGAAACAAGCATATCCCAGTAATTTTTTGCCAGCGATAAGAGAAAAGGCATAGCCAAAGCTCTCCACCTGTCGGAGCGTGGCTGCTTCCCCTAGCATTGTCCTTTTCAGGATGGCCGTTATCTCTTTTTCGTTATTAAAAAGGTACATCTAGTTTATCACTTTGTGATTGTTTAAAATCCATTTTAGGCTCAGTCAGCTGGCTAATGGGGCTCATCGCCCTAGCTAGCCCTGCATACCACTCACCAAACTTTTTGTACTCTCCAATGAAGTGCTGCTTTATTGTCGCATTCCTTACGCCATTCCTGTTTTTTGCTATGATGATCTCAGCTAGTCCTTGGGTGCTGCTTCCCTTTTCGTCAGTCTCGAAACCGTAATACTCAGGGCGGTAAGGGAAGATTACATTTTGTGCTATCTGTTCTAGCTCCCCGGACTCTCTCAAATCTGACAGCATGGGGCGCTTATCTCCACCGCGACTTTCTACCGATCGGTTTAGCTGAGCTAATGGGATAATTGTAGCCTCCAAATCTTTCGCCATAGAAGAAACTTTTTTCGCTACATAGCTGGTCATGGCCGTAGTGTCTCCGCTACGTATTCCCTGCGCATAGATCAGCTGAACATAGTCCATGATGATAAGGCAGGGGCCTTCGGGGTTAAGCATTCTCCAACGCTTCGAGGCCAACATCATCTTATCTAGCCTGTTGTCGGTATCGTTCATCGTGAGGTTAAACTGCTCTATCTGGTTGAGTGAATTAAAAAATAGTTCTTTCTCTCCATCATCAATCGTTCCTGTCCTTACCTTCGCGTGTGAGATTTCACCGTAAGCGCAAGCCATATCCTTTAGTACGGCTCGTTTGGGCATATCAAAGGAAAAGTATAGTACTGGGTGAGCTTGGGCTACGTTTGTAGCTACGCAGTTCACAAAGCTAGTCTTTCCCATTCCTGGCCTCCCTCCGATAATTGTAACCTCTCCCGGAAGTAATCCCCCTATCTGTGCATCAACGCCAGGGAAGCCTGTGTATATCACATCAGGAAGGGCTTCGCCAGATCTCTGGTATGCTACGCTGATTTCTACTTGCTCCTTCAAACTGACTATCATATCCTTCACATGAATAGTAGCCTTTGCCTCCTTCGTTCCCTGCAAGCCAAGTACGGTGTCCATCGTCTCAGTAACTAACTCATCCGACTCCTGGGGGCTGGTAGTAAGCTTATGGCCTAGCTCCTGTAATTCCCTGCGCATCCATAGAGCTTTTATCATTTCGGCCTTTTCTTCTACATTCCAGGCGCTCATCGCTAGGGACTGGCAAGCATTCAGGAGGGTAAGGATATTCTTACCGGAAGCCTTGCGTATCGCCTGGGCGATGTCCACTACATCGGGGGCGGTTTTAGATTTCAGGAAAAGAGCTTGGTAAGCCTCATAGATTTCAGCATGATCTGGTGAGTTGAAGTGCCGTGATTCTAGCACATCGCACACCTTCAGGTAATCACCATCATAAATGATGCGCCCTAAAACTGCTTTTTCTATATCGTGGTTGTGGTAATTCATTCAGTGTCAGTTTACATAGCGGTACTTCGTGGTGCTAGGTGGGATCTGCGTGGGGTTGTTCATGGCTACTGTCTTAGCCTGTGGCCTTCTGTCCTGCAAAGGCTCTAGCCATTTCTTGTATCTCAGGTAATTTCTTGGCGTGGTTCTGTAAACTGGGTTGAAGGATAAATATTTAGGAAGGTGATTCGATACAATTTCTTTTTCTTCCTGACTCAGATTATACCATATATTATTCAGTACCGAGTCGGTGGGGCTGATACTCCAAAGCTGGCAATAGGTATCAATGGAAAAACCTTCTTCTACTCCGCCAATTTTTTCCGAAAAATCTCCCTTCTCTCTTATATTATTGTCTTTTATATTATTAGCTATATTATATCTTTCACTCTCAGTGAAGGGGGTATTCACTCTCAGTGAATGGGTGTTTTTCTCTGAGTGAATAGGGTATTCATTCTCAGTGAAGGGGGTAGGCTGTTGCTTTTCCCCTGAAATACTGCTTAGGTAAGGGTCTGAATTAACGCGATCCATCGTAAGTAGGAGGGGGCTAATAACCTTCAAATATCGCTTATCTATCTCCTTGCTGCCTGGCTTATATACTACTGTTCTTTTAAGGTGGCCCTGCTTGATAAGTGATGACAGAATATTGCTTATTCGGGTTGGTTTTACTCCCTTCATAAATTTAGCCAGGTACTTATTCCCTGCATCGCATCCCCTTGTGCCAATCTTGTCTAATGCCCATATAATGGACAATAATTTTTCTTCATAGATATTCAAGTCTGATAGAACCAGTTCCCTCGTCATCCATATACCCTTAAACTCTGCGCTAATTTCCATCACTTTTTTTATTTAATTTTTACCTAAAATTTAGACATACCACACCCATGCTACTTTTGCTTTCTAAAAGTCAGGGTAAAAAAATCCCTTGACGGGCAAATAGTAATCCGGGTTGATTCCCGGCAGGATTGCTCCTGTAACGCCTACTAATGCCGCCCGTCAAGGGTGTATTTTGTATGTTGTGTCTTATTTATCCGGGGCGTTACTCCATCAAAAGCTCGACTTGGTTTCTAAAAAGAACTGATACGTAATTATACCTAATCTACTGCATTTTTACAATTTTTGTGCCATTTTTTTACAATAATTTGCAAATAAATGTTAATCATGCTTTCTAACTGTCAGCTTTCCAATAAGCACCATCCCTAGGATGATGCCAAAAATGATGATGCCAGCGATAAATTTCATGATTTTAGTTTTTTAATAGATTCATTGATACATCGTATTTGATAGGCGATCTCGGCCTTTTCCTCAGGTGTCTCTGGGCGTATGGCCCGTAATATCTCCCGTTGTCTAATTAGCGTTTCAATCGCTTTCGTGTGTTTGCTTTTCCTGCCCATTTCGAAGCTGTTCCTGGTGGATTAGTTGGAATCGGTTGTGGGCCTTAAAGATGCGTATAAACTCCCCTTGGCTTTCAACCTCCTGACCCCTACGCAATCCTTGGGCCTTTGCAAAATATGGGTTAAGAAGAAGCTCCTGCCCTCTGTGAAATATGCTTATCATGGCCTAATGCGATTAATGCCCTGTCTAATTCTCTCAGTCGCTTAGCCCTCAGGGCCTTCGCCCTAGGGTATTCTTTAGACTCCCATTCACTCAGGCACTTACGTACCAAGTGGTATTCCTTTAAGAGTGTTTCGATTGCGTAGTCCATATTGAAAATTTTTACTTTCCGTTTTTGATAGCAGTCAATTCCCTGAGTCTATCCAGGATCTCAGCAGGAACCTTGCGCCCTGCATTGGTCAATTTTCCCCACGTTTCTCGTAGGTCATAATATTGTTTTTTCTCTGCGTTAGTCATAGCATAACTTATAGGTTTAAAATGGCAGGGGCGGAGTCTAAATTCTACCCCTGCCTAGTGTATCACACCGGGCGATACTAATAATCCACATTGGTACTTTGCCCGGCTGACGGTATTTTAAAGAACTTGTCAGGATCACCCAACAGAAAAGAACGTCAGAAGTCAATTTTTCAAATAGCTTGGATTGCACTTAATAAAGTGCATCCAGAATAAAGTGTCGTTCCCCTTCATGACTTCCAGCTTATAGAAACCACAAGGGAAGTCTTGGTAATTAGCAGCTTTAATTTGCTTCAATATACCCCTGGTATATCGGTGGATCATCTCCCCCGACTGGCTACCAAAGGTGTATATCTTCATTTCCCGGATAGACTTAAACTTATTATGCGAGGCTACTACCTCACTTCTGACAATATTGGCGCGTTGCCCATCATCTAGGGAATGGTAGTAGATAACTACGATTGCGCTATCCATCACAGGTAGCGGGGTGGTGCAGAGGCTAGTATCCGTCACTTCATGCTCAGGATATTGCCCCTGACACCCCACTACGAATACAAAAGCAAAGACTAAAGTTAATATTGTTTTCATGGTGTTTAGTATTATATACACAAATGTAGCAAAAAATATACAAAACTTTTGCAATATTTGTGCAAATAGATTTTAGGTAAAAAAATATTACCAGGAAATTTTAATTGAAGCGCTTTTATTATTTGGCTTCGCTGCTGGGACTTCTACACCTTCCTTATCAAATATGGGTTTATCGCTCTTTGCAGCCAGCTTCATATCTCCCTCTATATTCCAAAGCTCATTGCTAAGCTCCATCCATCGAGGATTATGCCCGTAACTCTCCTTACCTCTATATACGGGAGTATTGTCACTACCAATCTTCGCCAAAACCTGGGCTTTGAGTGCTTCGGTAGCCGATTTGGATCTTTTTTCTTTCGGTGTTGCTGCGATTAACATTTCTGCTATCTTTAGAACTTCCTCCTTGGAAAGCTCCCTTGAAGTAATTGTTAAGGAACCCATAATCTAGTGTTTTTGCGAGGGCTTCCGCCTCTCTTTGTTCTAAAAATAGGTGTCTGTTACTTTTCATGATGCTTGCTTTTGTGCAAACCTTGCACGGGCCGCTTTAGCTGCCGTGATATATCGCTGGTTTGCTTTCATAGATAGGTACTTGCGCATAATGGCGCTTACTTCTTCGTTATCCTTCGCAGCCTTAAACTCCGCTTCCATTCCCGTAAGTTGTGCCGGGTTTGGCTCTACTGGTTTCATAGGTTTGGCTACCTCATCATTAAGCCCGTTGCTATTCGCATCGGGATCTCCCTCAGCGATCATAAACACGGCTTTGAGGCAGTTTTTGTGCGCGTTGGTCATCGCCTGGCCTTGGGCTTTGTCGGAGTAGTCAGAAGCTCCCCCTTCGGAGATTGCGGTAAAGCTACTCCCATCCTCGCAGGTAAAGGTGAAGGCTACGGTAGCCTCACAGTAGTACATATTCTTTGTGTAATTCCCCTTATTAATGGTGATTACATTCATCTTTTTGTCGATGACACCGGAGGGAAAGGAAACAACCCCGTGCTTAACCATCAGACTGCGTAGCGTATTGTAAATATTTTTGATACTTACAAACTGAAACCCCTGTTGAGGATTCTTACCATCCAGTTCAAAGGCTGGCATATCCTGCATCACAGCATTGATGCGTTGATAAATGTTTTTGGACATAATCTTTTTAGCTTTTGTAAAAACAATACCAAGTATTTGCAGTTTATTCGAAAACTTGCATATCTTGAACAAATTATAAAAGAACGATTCTTAGGTGTTTTTGGGTATGGACTATTTAAGTCCGATACCCTTACTTTGTGTAAAGTTTGTAAGACAAATGTACTATTTCCTACAAACTTTTGCAAATTTTTGTTAAAATACTCCAAAAACCATGACAGTTAACCTTATTTCAAAGCAAATGGAAAAGAAATTCCACCAGGGAAATGCTATTTCTAGCTGGATCGACAAACACTACAACAACAAAAACTCTTTCGCCCAGTTCGTAGCCGAGGAATCCGATGCAGAGAATACCACGCAGAAGTATAATAGCGTGTATAGCCTCGCTAGGAACATTTCAGGTAAAGAGTTCATCGGGCGCAAATATCACGAAAGGTGGGACACAGAAGTCGCACCCTATACAGATCAGGGGCTAAAATTGGCTGAGATACTGGAAAAGATGGGGGAGAAGGAAATGGAACGCGTCCGGGGGTTCATTGTTGATCACTACCAAAAACAGATATGGATCGCAGAGGGAAAGATTCAAGCACACCGGGAGGATTACACGAAGCTTCTGAAAAATTACAATGACCTTACACAAACTCTAGCCAAAAAGGCGAACATATAGTTTATCTCGCCTCAAATAGTGTCAAAAGATTAGGCACATCAAAAATAAGGGAAGATTAAAAAAGATGTTTTTTAAGGGTTATTGGCTGATAAACAAAGAGTTATCGGAAAGGAAATGATTTTTCTGCCTACTGATTATAAGTCAGTTGCTCTAACCAACTGAGCTATAGGCCCAAATTGAAAGCCAAATATTCTATATTATGATATACGATAAAGCAACGGTTTCCATCA